GCCTTCGCGGCCGGCCCAGCTGGCGAAGGTCGCCATCTTCTCGGCCACGGTGTTGTCGGCGTCGATCCAGATGTTGTGCGGGCGGCCATCGAATCCCTGACCCTTGTCGATGAAGCTGCGCACTGGGATCAGACCCTCGCAATAGCCGAACACCACCTCCATGAAATGGGCGATCTGGTCGGGATCGGGCTCGTCGCCGAACACGTCGACCTGACCAGGCGCATCGTTGAAGTCGCGCCATGGGTTGAAGTGGACGATCTCGCCGGTGGTGGGTACTTCCACCTCGCTATCCTGCAGGTGGATCTGCGGTTGATGGGGCCCCTCGATCAGGGTGTCGTCGCGCTCGTCGCTCATGCCGGCAACCTCCAGCAGCGTTCAGCCCATGGGCAAAAGCGGCATTCGAAGAAATCCCGGGTGGTGGCGATACGGGGCAGAAGCTCGCCGGCGTCTGTCGCCTGCAAGATGCGCACACCCCGGTCCGACATGCGCTGCGCGAGATCGGCATCGAACGGCACCAGCTCGTGATGGAGTTCGGCTGTGTCCTTGTTGATGGCGGTAAACAGTGCCGGCGCGGCGGAAATGCCGGGCACCGAGGCTTCCATGTAAGCCTGGTAGAGCGCGATCTGGGCGGCATAGACCGGCTTCGACTTCGTCACGCCGTCCTTGACGCAGGCGCGCCAGTTCTTCGCGTTCATGGTCTTGCATTCCCACAGCGCGGGAACGGCGAGGCCAAAGCCTTTAGGCCCGGCGGCGATAATGCCGTCGACATGGCCACGGATGCGGCCGCCAGCGGCGGAAAAACCGAACTGGCCGCCATCGGGTCGATTGCCCTTGCGCGTATAGAGATCGAAACCGGCGGCACGCAGCCAGCTGATGGCGAGGCCTTCGAGCGCATGGCCGATGGCGAAGATGCGTAGCGTCTGGCCGGAAAATCCGACACCCTCGTCTTTGGGCGTCGCGGTGAACTCGAACTGCAGGGCGCGCTCGCAAGGCTGTCCGAGGCGGGAACCGCCAAGGTAATCGCGCGGCGGCGTGGCTGCGTGCTCCGCCTCGAGGGCGCTATCGATCAGGTTGGTGATCCGCTCGCCCGGCTTCGGTTTGCGATTGAAGTCCAGCATCAGAACGGCACCTCGGGATCAGCGGTGCGATTGGCGGCGACGTATTCACGAAGTGCGTCCTGGTAACCCGTCACGGCAACCTCGATCAGGGTGAGCACCTGCTGTTCGGAGAGATCGGCAAGCCGGGTTTGCCAGCCGATCTCCTCCATGATCTCGGCAACCGGCTTCATCGCGCTGCGGATCGCCGCTTGTTCGGCTTCGGTCGGGTCCACCATCATGCTGCTCTCGCCAGATCCTGTCCGTCCGCGCCGAAGACGAGACTGCGGATCGCATTGCGGTTGAACTGGAAGGAGAGCAGCGCTGACGCCTGATAACGGGTCAGCCCGAAATCATGCCGGTAGTCGGGCGGCAGATACGCAAGCTGCCTGTCGGTGGGCGGTTGCGACAGCCAGCGGCGCGTCTTGTGGGCGCTCTCGTCGGATTCGTGCTCGTTCAGCCAGTCGTCGGCGGCGGCGAGGCACACCATGCGCTCGCCGATCGCCAGCAAGCGGGGTTCGAACCCCTTGGCAGCACCGGCCGCGTACCAGCGACCATTGAGGAAGAAGACACCGGCCCAGGCGGAGAAACCGTTGGCCATAAGTGCTGCATCGTCACCGAACAGATCGCACCAGCGGAAGCTGGAGCGTTTCAGGAGGTCGATCTCCGACATCACAAAATCGGTGAGCGGAATGTCGCCGCCAGCCTCGACGCCTTCGAAAACGAAACCGCAAAGCGGGCATTCCTGACAGCCGATCGGGATATCACTATCGCATTGCGGGCAGCATTTGGTTGGCGCCGCGCCAGATGCCTCGTGTCCGACGAGATCGATCTCCTGCTCGAGCGAGCCGTGCATCAGGCTCGAGGTGCCAAAATCAAGGACGGTGCAGTCGGTCTTGACGATTCCTGGATGTTCGTTGGGATCGATGGTGCGCAGGCCGCGCCCGACCATCTGGATCATCGTCGATTTGTACGAACTCGGGCGAAGCAGCACGACGCAGGAGGTGGGCGGATGATCCCAGCCTTCGGTCAGAACGGCGACATTGACGACAATCTGCAATTCGCCAGCGGCATAGGCGGCAAGCACCGATTTGCGCTCGCTATCCCCCATCTCGCCATGGACGAGACCAACCGCGACGCCAGCGGCGTTGAACGCGTCAGTGACGCCGCGCGCGTGGTCGACCGTCGAGCAAAAGACCACGGTCTGCCTGTCGGCGGCCTTGTCCTTCCAGTGCTTGACAACGGCATCGGTGACCGGTGCGCAGTTCATGATGCGCTCGACCTCACCCATGTCAAAATCGCTGGCGGTCTTGTGCACCTTGGCCAGTTCGTCCTTGACGCCGACATCGATGACAAATGTGCGCGGCGGCACCAGATGGCCGGATCGGATCAACTCGCCGATGCGGATCTGATCGGCGACATTGGAGAAGATCTCATGCAGACCTTTGCGATCACCACGGTTGGGTGTTGCGGTGACACCGAAGATCCGGCAGGCGGGGTTTCGCCTCAGCGTCTCATCAATGATACGTCGGTAACTGTCGGCGGTGACGTGATGGGCCTCATCGATCACCAGCAGATCAAGCGCCGGCATGGCGGAAAGGTTGGTGCTGCGCGACAAGGTCTGCACCATGGCGAAGGTGACACGGCCATTCCAGGATTTGTCACTGGCGTCGACCACCGAGGTGGAAATGGTGGGATTGACGCGAGTGAACTTCTCTTGGTTCTGCGCGATCAGCTCATCGCGATGGGCGAGCACGGCCGCCTTGGCGTCAGTATCTCCGAGCATCTCGCCGGCGACGGCCGACAACATGATGGTCTTGCCGGCGCCGGTTGGGGCGACGCCGAGCGTGTTGGCATGGGTGTCAAGCGCAGACAGGCTGCGCTCGACGAAAAGTTTCTGGCGGGGACGAAGCAACATTGCTGAGTCCTCGCTCTACTGCGCCCAGGACGGACGCACGCCCGGCTGCGGGGTCGAGGACTGCGAAGGCTGAGCCTGCGGCTGCGCCGGTGCCACCGTGCCGGCCGCGCCCATGATGGCGGCGTATTCCTTGTGATCCGGCGTCACCGCAGCGCGGACCTCGTTCTTGTCGTCGCCGTTGGTGTCGGTGCCGATATCGATGCGGGCGACAAACTCCAGCCCGTCGAGATCGGCAAAGCCTGAGATGCGGCGCGCGACCTGTGCCACCTCGCTCTGGTCCTTGTCGGAAAGGCCGCGAGCGGAATTGAGCATGCCGCGGATAAATGCCCGGCCCATATTGGCCCAATCCGGGCCTTTCGGGCTGTGGAGGCCGATCAGCGTGAAGATCTTGCGCCGGGCGTACTGACCCTCCAGCACCGTGAATTCGCCATTGAGATAGACAGAACCGGTCGAGCCGCGCGTGGCATAACCACCGGTCCAGCCCTGCGAGGGGTCATCGAAACCGCCGGGGCGGATGGTCAGACGCACCTTGGCCAGAGTGCCCTTGGGGATCAGGTTGGTGTTGGTCTGTGCGTCGTTGAAATCGTTCCATGCCGACATGGGTCAGGCTCCTTGTTCCTGGGCTTCGTTGAGGGAGGATTGGGAAGGGGCGGTCGTCGCGGGCGCGGCAATAACCTGGCGCGCGGCATTGCGGATCTTGTCCATCAGCCGGCCAAGATCGGGCTCTTCGATCATGTCGAGCCGGCCGGAGCGGTCCTTGGCAGGAACGCCGAAGGGGTTGAGCGTCTGGCAGACGAAGGCGCGGTACGGCCCGCCGTCATCATCCTTCAGCTCAACCATGCTGATGACTTCGTCGACGATGCCGGGCAGTTCGAGCCCGGTCTTGGCGCCTTCGATCTGGGGCACGAACAGCTTGCGATTGAAGTCGTCGAGCTTCTCGTCGAGAATGCCGACGAACCAGATGTTCTTCGAGCGCGTGTGCTGCAAATGCGTCAGCCAGGCGATCATCTCGCGGCCGTGCAGGCCGTAGGCGCCGCGAATATCTGGCTTGCCAGTTTTGTCGGAAAACGCATCCGGCTGGCCCTTGGCCCATTGGAAACAAAGCCGACCGGCAACCGTGATGGAGTCGATGAACACTGTCTGGTAGCGATCGAGCTGGCCCGGATCACCGAGCCGGGCGACGACTGCATCAAAATGCGCCTGGCTGTAGGGCCGGTCGTCGCGCAGCGCCGGGTTGGGTCCGCCGATGAAGACTGCGAAATCGCGGCACTCATCCCAGGTCTTGGGACGGATGGTGTCGCCGGTCCAACCCTCGATGGCGAGGTCGCCCGCTTCCAGGTCCATGAACAGCGTGGTGGCGGGATCAAGCGTCCACAGCAGCGAGGTCTTGCCGATGCCGGACTTGCCGAAGATGCAGCCCTTGATGCTGCGGGGCGCCGCCATCCGCTGATCGGCCGAGATGATGGGAAGTGCGCCGGTCATTGTGCCCCCCCGTTCAACTCTAGCTTCACCTTGAGCGCGCCGGTCCTGACGGTGCGGGCGGGCTCAAAGGTCTGGCGGATCGACTCGGGCCAGGCGGCGTATTTGCGTTCCGGGACCTTGAAGCTGACATCGACATATTCGGTGGGATCGTCGCCAGCGGCGCTGATGCGCTCCACCAACCCGGCCAGCTGCGCCTGGTCCCAATCGACGCGCTTTGGCAGGTCGGCGATCACGGTGACCGTGCCGTCGTCAAAGCGGACGGTTCCGGTGTCCTTGCTCGCCTCCATGCGCGCCATCACGGCGCGGTCGGTGTATTTGAGCGCGATGGCACCATCGAGCCAGTCGCTGATTGCCTTCGTGCTGCGCAGCGCCTCGCTGGCTGCGTCCTGCAAGTGGGCAAGCTGTTCGGCCGGCAGAGCGACAATCTCGGCGATCTGCATCTTGCGCAGATCATCGAGGGTGATGGGATTGGGGATCGTCATCGCAGCACCCTCACGCCGATGCCTGGTGGCTGCGCCCGGGGGTACTCTGGCGAATCTGCTCGGCCTCGTAGGCCTCGACGTCTTCAAGGCGATAGACGACGCGGCCGCCGAGCTTGACGAATTGCGGGCCTTCACCCGTCCAGCGCCAGCGTTCCAGCGTGCGATGTGAAATGTTCCAGCGGGCAGCGAGCTCGATTTGGGAGAGGTGTCTGGTAGCCATCTCGTTCTCCATGGGTGTTTGAGAAAACCTGCGGAGAGGATGGCAGAGGACCAAAACTGGGTCGTCGGGATCGAAAGTGGATCGTTAGGGGATCAGAAACACCGTTCCTTACGCGCAGAGGGGGATGGGCAAGGGGATGGCAGGCGGATGCGCCGGCATGGAATTGCGAAAAAGCGGCGGAACCGGGCTTGAGAGGAAGATCAGGAGAACCTGATATTGAGCCGATACCGGCCGCGGCGGTCGGACTGGATCAGCTTGCGCCATTCCGGTTGCGTCTTGAACAGGTCCGACAGCCGCGTGCAGGAGGAGCCGGCCTCGGCCAGCACCGCCTTTCCATGCTGCCATGGAGTTCCGCGCAAGGCCGCATCATGGAGAATGCGCACGACGCGCGCCTGGATCTGGCCGAGCATGAAGGTTCGGTCGCCGAGAATGATCTCGGTGAAATCGTGCCGGTGCTCGAAGATGATCTCGGATGTTCGCCGTGTGCCGCCCAGCCCGTGCTTGGCTTCGGCACGATCACGCTCCTCGCGCCGGACGACAAGTTCCTCCTTGCGGATCAGGAGCCCTTCCTCGGGCTGCAACACGACACAATAGCGATCCTTCGGGGCATCGAAATGAACGATCCGGAGGGCTCCCTCGTGAAACAGCCTGTAGGCATCATGGGTGCGCAGGTCCTGGAGTCCATGGAAGGGGGACTGATCATCGGGAATGTTGCACCATTGACCCTCGTCGACCTCCTCATAGCTGCCTTGCTCGAGGTGGGCGCCATAGAGGCGAACCGATACCTTTAGCAGGCCGTTCTCGGCGAGGTACACCAGATCCCGCTGCGGCACTTCCCAGCGCTCTTCCAGCTCCTCCAGTGCAAAATAATCCTTCTCGATGGTCGCCATACTGTGCGCCCCCGCCCAAAATTGTTCCCATTATGTTCTATTTGCTTGACGCGGATGAATCAATCCTTTTTAATCCACAAAATCCACATACCGGACCAAACCCATGAGCAACACGATTGCCGAACGACTGAGAGCCCGAGCCGAACAGCTGGGGCTGAACGCGCGCGAGCTAGCAGAACAGGCGCGCGTCAACAGGTCCTTTGTCTACGACATCATGCGTGGACGCTCGGAGCGCCCGAACCTTGAAAAGCTCGACAAGGTTGCTGCGATCATCAAGGTCGATCGCAATTGGCTGCTGCATGGCAAGGGTGTGGTCGAGGGCGATGAGCCCGTCATGGACGAAGAGGCAGATTCTTTTGTCGCGATCCCGTCGGTCGAGGTGACGGCATCGATGGGCGGCGGCAAGCTTGTTGCGGACGAAGTGGAGAATGGCGAGCCCTACCACTTTAAAAGCTCGTGGATCACGCACCGCCTGCGCGCCAACCCGGCAAACCTGCGGATCATGCATGTTGAAGGCGACAGCATGATGCCGACCCTGCACGACGGTGATGTCGTTCTCGTCGATCTCGGTCGCGCTCTCCCCACCCCACCCGGCATCTTCGTGCTGTTCGATGGTATGGGCTTGGTCGCCAAGCGGCTGGAACACATTCCGAACTCCGACCCGCCACAGGTCCGCATCATCTCGGACAACACCTTCTATAGCCCCTACGAGCGGACCGCCGAGGAAATCAAGATCATCGGGCGCATCAGGTGGTTCGGGCGAGAGATCTAGGAGAGAGGACGTGGCTGCGGGTGAGAGCAGCGCGGGTTCGGAACTCACCGCTGGGCGCGCCGCCAGCCCGCGCTTTGCGCTTCCCCCTCGCTGCAGAACCAACGCTCCCCGGCACGCTCGTTGATCTGAGTCTGGTCATAGTCGCGCATGCCCGGAATGTGATAGATCCGCTCGCCGCTCCTACTAATGTTTCCCTTGATGTCGCAATCGTCTGACGTCACCATCAAAGGGGCGACAGGTGACGCATTCCGTTGTGCTGCCCGCCACTCCCATGGCGGCTGAAAATCGCCCTGCCAGATTCCCGCCTTTGCGGCGGCGGCCGTCATCTGCTCATTGTGGTAGGCGCCGCCACTGTAACGCGGCCAGTCCAAAGCCATCCCGGCTCGCACCAACGCAGCTGCCACGCTGAGCCCGTCGGCGCGGAAACAGTCGCCGACGAACCGTCCATACTGGTCCCACTCTACGAACTCGCAGCGAACAGGCCGAGATTCGGCAAGCAACTGGTCGAGGGCGCGTGCCGATATCGCTCCGCAGCGGTATGACCGCCCCTCATCGTCCTGGCAGAGCTGGGAGGATTCGGGTGCATCTATGCCGTTGATCCTGATGCGCTCGCCGGCGATCTCGATCGTATCGCCGTCGACAACCGAAGCGCGACCAATCAGTGGCCGCACGCTCTCATCCGCCAGCACCGATTGTGCGGGACTTGCAATGAGCGCCAAAGCGGCAAAGATGAACGGCAAGATCGGGTGCTGGGTCATTGGCATGTTTTCCATCTTTTCTAAATGGATCGAAAGACGACGAGAGTTAAGGCGGCTTTACCGAGATGACGCACGCCAACTTATCGAGCGGGATCCTCAGACTGCTTACTACGATGCGCAACGCGCCGCCGCTCGTGCCCGCTTGGTAGGTGATGGCGCTGCTTTTCTTCATTGGGCGCGTGTCGCGGCCGAAGTTGCGCGAATCAGCCAGGCGCCGATGAACTTCGAAACCGTCGAAGCGATCGTTGATGAGGAAGAGCGCCGCGCCCGCCAATGAGACTTACGCGCCGGTTCGGATGATTTCTCCGCGTTGCGATAAGCGCCTGATATTACTTGTATTTCGTTTCACCACCGGTACCGTTCGCTGATCATTTCTCGTTACGAACGGTCTGATGTACAACGCTCGATCCGGTCCAAACCCTTTGTTACCCGCCCGTCTGACGACGGACGAACGCCTCGATGAACTCGCAAGCATTCTTGCGGCGGGGCTGAGGCGTGTCCTGGCCGAACAGTCCAGTTCTTTATCTGCAACCGGCAGAGAGAGTTCCCTCGACATTCTCGCTCTCAAACGCCGTGCTCGTCGTCGCAAACCGAGCAACCGAGTTGGAGAGCAGGAATGAATCAAGCAGTCCGGAGGCACGTCGAAAGCCGCAAAAATCTGCCGGATACCGACACGCCGGTCCTGGCCCGATTGGCGGCGTTGAAACGCATGTCCGTCAGGGAGCTGAAACTCGAGTGGGAAGCGTTGTTCGACACGCCGGCACCGAACAACAGTCGCGGCAATCTGGAATTGCGACTTTCCTGGCGCATCCAGGAACTGACGCTGGGTGGCCTATCCCGGCAGACAGCCAGGATGCTGGAGCTGCTCGCCGACGAGGTCGACGGCAAATCCGACAGCAAGGCGATTATTGCCGACCCGCGCAATCCGGTAGTTGGCACCAGGCTAGTGCGTGAATGGGATGGCGTCGAACACACGGTGACCGTGCTGCGCGATGGATTCGAGTGGCAGGGGCGACGGTTCAAATCGCTATCGGCGACTGCGCGCGCGATCACCGGCAGCAACTGGAATGGCTATCGCTTCTTTGGCCTTGGCGATGCGCGCAGGAGCGAACGATGAATATTCAACAGCCACAGCGCCGCTTGCGCTGCGCGATCTACACGCGCAAATCCAGCGAGGAAGGCCTCGACATGGAGTTCAACTCGCTCGATGCCCAGCGTGAGTCCTGCGAGGCCTATATCGCCAGCCAGCGCTCGGAAGGGTTCGCTGCCATTCGTGAACGCTATGATGATGGCGGCCACTCCGGCGGTACGCTGGAGCGACCAGCATTGCAGCGACTGCTGGCCGATGTCGAAGCCGGACTGATCGACGTCATCGTTGTCTACAAGATCGACCGCTTGTCACGCTCGCTGATGGACTTTGCCAGGCTGGTCGAGATTTTTGAACGCAATCACGTGACGTTCGTATCCGTCACCCAGTCCTTCAACACCACCACGTCGATGGGACGGCTGACGCTCAACATCCTGTTGTCGTTCGCGCAGTTCGAGCGCGAGGTGATTGGCGAGCGCATTCGCGACAAATTTGCGGCCTCGCGCAAGAAGGGCATGTGGATGGGCGGCTTCGTGCCGCTCGGCTACCGGGTCGAAAATCGCAAGCTGCTGATCGAGGAAAAGGAAGCCGCCATCGTCCAGATGATCTTCGAGCGGTTTGTTGCCATCGGCTCGGCCACCGTGCTGGCAAAAAGCCTCGCCGCCGAGAATGTCCGCACCCGGCGCGGCAAGCCGATCGACAAGGGCTTTCTCTACAAGCTCCTCAACAACCGGGTCTATATCGGCGAGGCGGTGCACAAGGGGACCTCTTATCCCGGCGAGCATGAGGCCATCATTGACCATGCGCTGTGGGACAAGGTTCATGCCATCCTGCAGACGAGCCCGCGCCAGCGCGCCAGCAATACGCGTAGCGCAACGCCGGCGCTGCTAAAAGGGCTGATCTTCACCGACACCGGCGCAGCGATGACGCCGACGGCAACGAAGAAGGGAGCCAAGCTCTACCGCTACTACACCTCGATGGACCTGATCCGGAGCCGGCCGACCGATGCCGCAGGACCGCAGCGCCTTGCCGCTGGCATGGTGGAGGATGCCGTCATCGGCGAAATCCGCCGCATGATCGCGACGCCCGAGATCCGGGCCCGGGCGCTCGCCGCCCTGCAGGCCGACAGGCCGGACATTGATGACAAGGCCATCATCGCCGCACTGGGCGAATTCGACACGCTGTGGGCGTCGCTGTTTCCGGCTGAGCAGGCGCGCATCGTCCAGCTTCTGGTGGCCCGCGTCACGGTAGGAGCGGCCGGCATCGCCGTCGACCTGCGCCATGACGGCATCGGTTCGCTGGCACGCCAGATGATGGCGCCGCAGACGGAAAAGGACGCCGCATGACGGAAAATACCATCCGCGTGGTCATCCCGCTCACCTTCCGCAAAAAGAACGGCCGCCCGAAGATCCTACCGCCGGCCGACCACGGACCCGCCGAGAAGCGAGCGCAGGATGCGCATGTGCTGCGCGCCATCGCCCGCGCATGGAACTGGCGGCGCAGGATCGAGCGCGGCGAGGCGTCGACCATTGCCGATATCGCCAGCGCCGAGAAAGTCACCGACCGCTTTGTCAGCCGCATGATGCGACTGGCTTATCTCGCCCCAGACGTGCTGGAGAAGCTCCTCATCCACCGTATCCCGCCGGCCTTGTCGCTCAACGATCTGATGACCGTTGCCGAACGGCCATGGGAAGAGCAGATGGAGGCGGTGTTCGGCGGGGCATTAGCTTTTACATGATGAGGCAGCTTTCAACGCCTTATCGCCGTACGAGTTAATAGCGTAGCAACCCAAAAGCTGGTGTCCGCTTAACTATGGCACCGTCTACGAGGGTGAAGCTGCAATCGTGGGAGAAAATCTGAGTCTCCACAGTCGGTTAGCTCCTCTGTCGTTGTTCACAGAAACTTCCCAACTACGCAAAGCTATAAATTGACATCAACACACCTCCGGGCCCAATATGTAGTGGTTACGGTCTTTCGTGCCTTCGGGTCCGGAAGCTAAGAGGGAAGTCGGTGCCCGTCCGGAATGCCGACGCTGCCCCCGCAACTGTAGGCAGTGAGCTTCTGTCGATTTTGCCACTGGTGTTGATGCACTGGGAAGGCTGGCTGAAGCGTTGAACTGCGAGCCAGGAGACCTGCCGTGACGCATTTTTTTCGAACCTCGGGCGGGGTGTCCCGGTGGTGCGCATTTGCTGAAGCGGTATTTTCTGCCGTGAATCATGCGTTCTGCCTCCCCTGTCCGTCAACGGCACGGGGATATCATGTCGGCGACTGCTACTTATCAGCCTGATAGAACGGGCTTCGTTCCGCTTTCCAGTCAACCAGGCGATTCGAGTATTGCGGAACCTGCCTACCAGATTGTTCGGCGCAACGGGACGGTGACGCCGTTTGATGGTCGCAAGATCAGCGTCGCGCTGACTAAGGCATTCCTTGCGGTCGAAGGTTTGGCAGCGGCAGGCTCGCGCAGGGTCCACGACGCTGTCGAGGAATTGACGGCACAGGTGGTGTCGGCGCTGATGCGGCGTTCCGGCGAAGGTCGCCTGTTTCATATCGAAGATGTGCAGGATCAGGTCGAGCTTGCGTTGATGCGCGGTGAACATCACAAGGTCGCACGCGCCTATGTGCTCTATCGCGAGGAGCGTAACCGCGAGCGTGCGGCAGAACAGAAACGCGAGACCGCCGCTCCTTCTTCGCTTCACATGCTTGCGGAAGACGGAACCCGTCGCCCGCTTGATGAAGCGCGCCTGGCGCAGATCATCGAAGAAGCCTGCAGCGGGCTTGAAGCGGTGGCGGCCGATGCAATTCTGTCCGAAACGATGCGCAACTTGTACGACGGCATCACGCAGGACGAACTTGCCCTTGCGCCCATCATGGCAGCGCGAGCGCTCATCGAACAGGAGCCGAACTACGCCTATGTCGCTGCACGGTTGCTGCTGGATCGACTGCGCCGCGAAGCGCTGACGCACGTCGAAGGTTATCCCGAGCAGGCGACACAGAGCGACATGCTCACCCGCTACGCAACCTACTTCCCGGCATTCATCCGCACGGGTGTCGATGCCGGTCTGATTGATTCCGAACTCGCCCGCTTCGATCTTGGCCGCATTGGCGCGGCATTGAAGCCGGAGCGCGACCTCAACTTCCAATATCTCGGACTGCAGACGCTCTATGATCGCTACTTCCTGCACACGCAAGGCAAGCGTTTCGAACTGCCTCAGGCCTTCTTCATGCGCGTTGCAATGGGGCTCGCGATCCGTGAGGTGGACCGAGAGGCGCGAGCCATCGAGTTCTACGATCTCTTGTCATCGTTCGACTTCATGGCGTCGACGCCGACGCTGTTCAACGCCGGCACGACACGGCCACAGCTGTCGTCCTGCTTCCTGACCACGATCGGCGACGACCTTGGCGCAATTTTCAAGGGCATCAAGGACAATGCGCTGCTGGCCAAGTATTCTGGTGGACTTGGCAATGACTGGACGCCCGTGCGCGGGCTGGGTGCACACATCAGGGGCACCAACGGCGAAAGCCAGGGCGTCGTGCCATTCCTAAAAGTCGCCAACGACACCGCCATCGCGGTCAATCAGGGCGGCAAGCGCAAGGGCGCCGTCTGCGCCTATCTCGAAACCTGGCATGTCGACATCGAGGAATTCCTCGACCTGCGCAAGAACACGGGCGACGACCGCCGCCGTACCCATGACATGAACACGGCGAACTGGGTTCCGGACCTGTTCATGGAGCGTGTCGCGCTGGATAGCGACTGGACGCTGTTCTCGCCGGACGAGACACCTGACCTGCATGATCTTTACGGGCAGGAATTCTGCACAGCCTATGAGGCGTACGAAGAAAAGGCCGCGCGCGGTGAATTGAGAGTTCACCGTACAGTCCGCGCACTCGATCTGTGGCGCAAGATGCTGACGATGCTGTTCGAGACGGGGCATCCGTGGATCACCTTCAAGGATCCCTGCAACATCCGCTCGCCGCAGGGTCATATCGGCGTGGTACACTCGTCAAACCTTTGCACGGAAATCACGCTCAACACCTCAAAGGATGAAGTCGCGGTATGCAATCTCGGCTCCGTCAACCTTCTCAACCATCTCGATGAGAATGGACTCGACCTGTCACGGCTGGAGCGCACAGTGCGCATTGCCATGCGCATGCTCGACAATGTCATCGACATCAATTTCTATACGATCCCGGAAGCGCGCACATCCAATCTGCGCCATCGCCCGGTTGGACTGGGGCTCATGGGCTTCCAGGATGCCTTGCAAAAATTGCGTATCCCCTACGCCTCCGAAGCGGCGGTGGAATTTGCCGACCGCTCGATGGAAGCGATCAGCTACAACGCGATCTCGGCCTCGGTAGATCTCGCCGCCGAGCGTGGGTGCTATGAAAGCTTCGACGGTTCACTGTGGTCGAGAGGCATTCTGCCCGTCGACTCCATCCGTCTCCTCAAGGAAGCTCGTCCCAGCGTCAGCATGGACGAAAGTAGTACGCTCGACTGGGAGAGCTTGCGCAAGCGGGTGCGCAAGGTCGGCATGCGCAACTCAAACACCATGGCCATCGCTCCAACCGCGACCATCTCGAACATCTGCGGCGTCTCGCAGTCGATCGAACCCGCCTACCAGAACCTGTTCGTCAAATCGAACATGTCAGGCGACTTCACCGTCGTGAATGCGCAACTCGTACACGATCTCAAGGCGCGCGGGCTGTGGGACGAGGTGATGATCTCGGATCTCAAATATTTCGACGGCTCCATCGGTCAGATCGACCGCATCCCCGACGATCTCAAGGCGCTTTACGCCACCGCGTTCGAACTTGATTCCGCATGGCTGATCGAGGCGGCTTCGCGTCGTCAGAAATGGATCGATCAGGCGCAGTCGCTGAACCTGTACATTGCCAATCCCAGTGGAAAGAGGCTCGACGAACTCTACCGCCTCGCGTGGCGAAAGGGGCTCAAGACGACCTATTACCTGCGATCGCGGTCGGCAACGCATGTCGAGAAGTCGACGCTCAAGGGCACTGACGGAAAGCTCAATGCGGTTTCAGCCGTGCAGGCATCCGCTCCCATCAACATTGACGTCAATGCCGCGTGGGGCAAGGCCTGCGCCATTGACGATCCAGAATGCGAAGCCTGCCAGTGAGCGGGACAGAAGGAGAAACGAACATGCTCAACTGGTCTGAACCACAATCTTCCAGCGCGGCTCCACAGGGTGGCGAAGCCGACGCCACAGGTCTGGGAGAGATCGAGCGCGGCGGCGCGCGCGTCTCCGTCGATGACAAGCGCATGATCAATGCCCGCGCCGACGTGAACCAGCTTCTGCCGCTCAAATACCGCTGGGCCTGGGAAAAATATCTCGCAGGCTGCAACAACCACTGGATGCCGACCGAAGTCTCGATGCAGGCCGACATCGCGCTGTGGAAGTCGAAGGACGGACTCACCGACGACGAGCGAAGGATGCTCAAGCGCAATCTCGGCTTTTTCGCCGCGTCGGAATCGCTGGTGGCTAACAACATTGTGCTCGCGATCTATCGCCATCTCACCAATCCTGAGTGCCGCCAATATCTGCTGCGTCAGGCCTTCGAGGAGGCGATCCACACGCACACCTTCCAGTACATCGTTGAAAGCCTCGGCCTCGACGAGGGTGAGCTGTTCAACATGTACCGCGAGGTGCCATCGATCACCGACAAGGCGGCATGGGCGCTGAAGCACACGCAGAACTTGGACGATCCGGACTTCAGGACAGGCACGCTCGAAGCTGATCAGACTTTCCTGCGCGATCTCGTCGCCTTCTACGTCATCTTTGAGGGTATGTGGTTTTATACGGGCTTTGCGCAGATCCTGTCGCTGGGCCGGCGCAACAAGATGGTCGGCATCGCCGAGCAGTATCAGTACATCCTGCGCGATGAATCGATCCATCTGAACTTCGGCATCGACGTGATCAACCAAATCAAGATCGAGAACCCGTATCTGTGGACCGAAGCGTTCCAGAACGAAATTCGTGCCATGATCACCGATGCGGCAGAGCTGGAAGCTGCCTATGGCCGCGATACGATGCCCCGTGGTTTCCTCGGCCTGAACGCGGCTTTGTGCGAGCAGTATATGCACTTCATCGCCAATCGCCGCTGCGCGCAACTCGGGTTGCAGCCGGTCTTTTCCGAGGTTGAAAATCCGTTCCCCTGGATGTCGGAAGCAATGGACCTCAAGAAGGAGAAGAACTTCTTCGAGACACGCGTGATTGAATACCAGAACGGCGGCGCGCTGAACTGGGATTAAAACGCGGCGGCGGGCGTACTGCGTCAGCCGCCTGAAGGGTCATTCTGAGCGCTTCTATCGGCCTTTAATAAACGGCTCGTGCAACCGATCCGGTCGAAATTCTAACCCGTACCTAGGAGACAGTTTTGGACGCTTAGAGGTCGGTGGCGCTTATGCAGACTATAGCAATATCAGTCGTTTCACTACGCTGCACTCCGCACGGAAACGCCCACCTCGGGTATCTCTATTCAGGCTGGCTGGTGACAGCACCCGTTACAACTCGGGCGTAGTTGCAAAACTCTAAAGCATTGAAGTTATGTGATCTTTTCCGACCGAACCAAATTGGCCGAGGTTCGCATGGTTTGAGACAAAAGCAATTCAGAGACTGAAACTCGTGTTCTAGACAGTCTCAGAGGTTCGGTTGAAGCTGCTAACCCCCTTTGAAATCAAAAGGAATTTCGGCGTTTAAATGGGGTGGTGGAGAGTTTGCAATTAGATAGTGGCGGAGGGGGTGTCACTCGATCTAATATGATTATCTACTTGAAATATAAGCCTTAACAGAAGAGGCCTTTTTCAAGGATATGCACAACTATATACACAAAATATTTGCCCAAATCGGCTGCAGTTCACAGCATCATGAACCTACCACGAATGACCCGAACCCGCCAGCACCGGCTTAGAAGGCGGGAAGAAAGCCTGCGAAATCAAAAAACGTTCCAACTTCAGCTCACCTTTTCTCAGCTTATTATGATTGAAAGTTGGAACCAAGCGGGCTCGATTTTCACTGGTATATACGGCGCTATACGCTACTAATTGGACACATCGAGCGAAGGGGGCTTCATTGCTGCAAAATCCACCTACTGACAACCTCTACAAATTTATTACGTTTTTGGGGGTTGCGCTGATTATTTTCAGCGCGTGGACGTACATAGAGAACACCAGGAAAATCCAAGTAGCCGTCTTAACCGCTGAATTTGAGATGCAATCATTAAGATCTCAAGCTGAAATCCTGGAGGGAGAGGTTAAAGGCGCGGACAATGAAGCCAGTATGTTGCATCGCCAACTTAAAGATCCAGCACAACGCCCCGATCCCGGTTCGGCTGAATTTGCCAGAATTGAATCACGAGTCGAGCAATTAAAAGTCACCAAAGCCGAGAGTGAGAAAACTCTCAAATCTATAAAGCAACGATTTAATGAAATTAATGAGAAAATCAGTAACGCCAATATTACAGCCAAAAGCCTAGACTCTCAAAACATTATTCTTTTAATTTCGTTCGGGTTCGGATGCATAATGGCTACTTTAGGATTTAGTTTCTGGTACTTTAAGCATCAAAGGCACCAAGATGAATTACTTAAAATAAGCACCCAAAAATCAGATGATAGCTAGCTTGCTTGTGAGTCCCGGAGGTTCTACGGATTTCCCGTATTTTCAATGGTTTACGAAATAGTGGGACAGAAAAGCATGCGTTAAAAACATTATGTTTTTTCATGCGTCTGTCCCACCTTCCTGCTAGCCAGCGGGAAGGAATGCAGCACTAGGCAGTCAATTAATTAAGAGCAGATTTCAGCAAATCGCTGAATTGGTCTTTATTTAACCATATCATGCGCTACTATTTGTATTGACAATCCCTTTAGCCTGAGATTGAAAGTCAGACATCGGGGGTATTTGAAATGGCTAACATCACTTGGAACAAGCTCATTGCAGCATCCGCCTTGGTCAAGGCCGGAATAGCTGGGGCCGGTTTGGCATTAGCAGTGCTGGGCATGTTCGACGTAGCCGCCGCTATCGTTGTGAAGGACTGGGTTGAGCAACAGAAGGCACTTCTGTCTATCGACATCGCAGCATCGCTCGGCGCGCTGATAGGCATCGTATGGAAGGCGTTTAATATGATTGTCTCGTAAGAGGCAGTCAGGATGGATACGCTTAAGTTTCTTTTTCAGTGCGCCTTCAACCCCAGCGACGCGATGTCGATTAAAATATTCTATTTTATTTGGATCGGCGGATATTGCCTTATTCACATAGCATGGGATGCGTTCTGCAAAACAACACCAAAGTTTGAAATTGGCAATATGCAGAAATATGCTCCGAGCATCTACAATGCCACGACGCTGACAAGTAGCGTTTTGGTTTTGATCGCCATTTTCAACGACCATGTGCGCAACTATAACAACGATATCGTCGTGCATTATATTCTAGCGGGCCTCCCTGGCATCATGGTTTCGGTGGGGCAACTCAAACCAAAAGCCGGTTGACCAGACTTCTGTCACCGCACCAGCAAAAAACCGCCGCGTCGGTGACGAGCAGGCTCCTATCTCTTTATTGTGGTGAGAAATCGAACCTCCTTCGCTCACGATCTTCTCGCGCCCGCCCCACCTCAAGCTCCTCCAATCTGCTTTCATTGAATCTATATCGTCCGCGGAATACGCGAATAAAAATGGCGTCTCTATTTTTCGATGATGCTTTCGAATGCCTTGTGAGAAACAATGCAACTCGATCCTTCGGAACGCCCGGTAAATGCCGCACGATACATTGTGAGCTAAAAGGCTCACGCACAATTTGTTCAATGACAACTAGCCTGTAGATCGCCCGCAACATCTCCCTACCCCAATTTCTATTGTGCAGGGTACCGAGGAGATTATCAAATAAAAAAGCCCACCACGTCGGCGACGGGCGGGCTTTTGTTCGGAAACTTTCTCATTGAGGTCGACGCCGCCCCGCCGCCTCCAGGCGCTGCAGGATCTCCATCACGACGCGGACATCCCCGCGCACTGTTGTCAACGTTTCTTGTATTTCCTTCGAATTATCAGCCGCGTTCTTGATCGCCTGTGAGTTCGAAGCGATCTGATAGCTCATACTTTCCTGATTGCTGGAGAGCTTGCGGATATCGGCCTCAATGGTTTGAAACCGCTGATCGCTTTTACCCTTGTCCTCGCGCACTTCGGCCAGACGCTCTTTATGATACGCCTCGTGCGAAAGCTTCCATTTTGTGAGATCCTCAATATCGCGAGATCTGTTGACCCAAATCGTCACGCCGCCGAGGATGAGGACGGCGATCTGCCCGAGCTGCAGCAGCGTGTTGAAGTTCCACTCAAACTTTCCTTTGCTTGGTAACCGCATCGCACCTTCCCTCACCGTAGCCCCCTTGCCCAGCTGTCATAGAATTCCGCACATCGATCCGTTCGCGCATTCTGTCTGTCGAGCGCCGCTCGCTCCCTTTTCAAGATGGAGCGAACCTCCGCTCCCTCGATCAATGGCGCATGTAGCTCCTTCTCTCGGCAGTCGTCTGGATAATCAGGCGGAACAATACGCGCCTGCGCTTTGCCTTGCTGTTCAGCAGCATCTTGCAGCAGTCGATCACTGGCGCAGGAACTGCAAATCATCGCGATCAAGCAGACAGGCACGGCCCGCCGCTGCCAGCTTTTTCTCATAGTCCGCTATCTCCTGTTCAGATTTTTCGATCTGTGCGGCCTCAGCTGCGCGAGCGTTCCGCAACTGCACCTGGTAGGCTTCAATCACAAGTGCGTTGGCCTTGCCCTGCCGTCGCATCTCGTCGAGCTCTGCCCGCAGCGCCGCCGCCTGAAATTCTGGAACAAGGCCTTTCTTTGCCTGCCCTTCGAACACAGCGCCCACATAGGGAAGATCTTTGAGAACCGGAACACCGTTAAAATAGATCGCAGACAGCACGATCCCGACGGCGCAGCCAGCGCCAATCTTGAGATAGTCCAGCAAGCCGAACATCACAGACCTGCCAGACAGAGTTCCAACTCACCGATGCGCTGAGCGTCACCCAGTTCGCGGCGCTTTTTCAGACCGTCCACGACTTTGCCCCCAGCGCGATTGAAAGCGGTCATCGCGTTGCAGGCGGCACGCCATTGCCGTTCACTCATGCGGCGGGCGGCAGTTGATTTACAGGCCGCACCTGTCCCGATGTTATAGGAGAGATCCAGCATGGACGCCTGCACGCTAATGGGTGCCTGATCGAAAGTGCGAATACACTTGCGCAGCGGTTGCCGGAAATCGTTCTCCAGTCGGGTGATGAGCTTTTCGCGGCACTGCCTGTCAGTATAATAGTCGCCTTTCTGCACGCCTTTGGTTTCACCCAGGCACACAGTCCAGACCCTGCCGAGCTTGTCATAATAGGCATGGTTTTCCATCCCCTCCCATGGCGCGGTCAGATAAGTCGCCGTCAAAGCGACGAGCCCCAAACCAGATGCAAGAGCGGCCTTTGCGCGTTTACTCGCCATTTCGGAATACCTTCTGAGAAACAAGGCGCATCACGAAGGCTGCGACCACCACAACAAAGGTCAGCAACGCGAACACGCCGGAGGGGATGGGGAAAGTGTCACCAAGGAGCGGCAACACGGCTTCGATGCCGGTTAGAACACCGGCAAGCAGGATCAGGCGGACAGACCACGCCTTTCGCAAGACGTGCCGCCAATCGGGCACAAGCTGCATGACAGCCTCTATTTGACGATGGATATGAGGGAGATCTTCAGCTGCAGACTGACATTGTCGTAAGCGACATAGCTCCAGCCGATCCAGCAACCGCAGATCTTGCCGAGGATCTTGAAGCGGGCGCGATACGAGAAAAACAATCGGCCATTCGCGTCTCGATATACACCCTCATAGAATGTGCCGGGTTTCGACCAGTCAAAGCTGCCACTGTCGATCTGATAAACGGTGGTAACGCCGTCGAACCTGAAACCGAAAACATTAGCCGCAAATCCGTAGGCCGGGTTTCGCATGATCCATCGTGTTCGCTGCCACCACAATTTGAAGCCCTTGGCTTGCGGCCATCCAAGCTGATGCTGCCCGCCGTCCAGGTCGTCATCATGCGTGTGAAAAAGCGAGAATGGGTATGGCAGAACCGAAATCCCTGCCAACACCGACCAGAGCGCCAATATCGGTGCGATCAGGATCGCTACCAGCTTGGCAATAAGCAGCAAGATCCCGTAGATCGCCCATTTGATGAAGACGACCGGATAATTCCGGATGATGTATTTCATGATTGCCCCGTTGGAAATTCGAGCGGCGCTAGGCGCGACCTATACCCATGCCCATAGGTGACCCGCCCGTCGTTGAGGTTGCGGGCGCTTGCGGCTTGGGATCCGGAACCGCTGGCGTCTTCGGACTGTTCTCGTTTGTCTTCGAGGTGCTCGCCGCAGTCGACTTTTTCTTATCCTTGGATGCCTTGCTGGCGACCGGCTTTAGCTTCGCCTCGATATCGGTCATATATCCCGATTTGCTGATGCGGTGGGTTGCTGTCTCGATAATGAATTCTATACCGTCAATTTCCGGCCGCACATTCTGGTAGGAAAATGGTGCGCCTGCCCGAATGGTCGGATCGCCAAACACTGTGACAAAGGTTTTGACAGTTTCCGCCTTGAGGCTTTCCGCCTTGGATTTTGCAGCTTTTTTCGCTTCGGCTTCCGTGCTGAAATTTTCCTTCACCGTAAAATCGGCGGTGCCTTCCTCGTCGCTGTCTTCCTCGACCTCGACCGTCTCAGCCTTGGCGCGGTCGCGAACCTTTGCGCGCACTGTTTTGACTTTCTTGCGATAGGCGAAGTTGATGCGACATGTGCCCTGCACGATCTCGAATGGCCCGACGACAATAGGCGTCAGGTCTTTGCCGCTCGCGGACTTTCCACTACCGCGCTTCGCAAAAATCAGCTTGCCATCCTTGACCGAGAACAATGCACCATGAATACGTGCCAGGCGCTCGCAAACATGCATGTCGCTCTCATCCTGCTGTCCGAACCAGTCGTACTTGTGCGAAGCGACTTCATCGTCGATGACGGGCTGCAAACCGTTTTCGGAAGCGATCTGCTGAAGGATCTCAGCAACAGTCTTTTCATCCCAGTGGCGGGAGCGGCTTTGCTTGAACTTGTCGCGGATATTCGCCCCTCGCCCTCGAATATTCATGCCGTAGGGAAGGCAGCGGATCTCTGGGTCATCCACAGTGAACGCACCGAAAGGGAGTATGCCGGTCTCTGCATAGCCAAGCGACACCTCAATCTTGTCACCCTTTTTAGGGATGGCGGCAAACGGGTTGCCATCATTCAGGTCGACATCAATCGAGTCCGAGCCGACACCCTCTTTGTCAGTGACAGTCAGCGAGATAAGCCGTTCATTCATAATGGACGCGACGGCTTTGCCGTTGACTTTTATTTCAAAGGCTGGAGTCTTCATGAAGCACCTAGTGCTGAACTTTGATTAAACGGGGGAAAAATGAGGAAGCTTTTTGTTTCTACTGCGCTGCTGAGTAGCATCGTTCAAATCGGCGCTGCGACGGCAGATAATAATAGGCCGACACCTCAAGCAGTGACGGCTGCGATGGCAATGGTCAAAATTGTAAGCCAAGACATCAAGAGGGATCCAGAGAATCCAAGGGTTTTGGTGCAAATCAAAAATGACAGCGACCTTGCGTTCAGCTGGATCACTGTATCTTGTCGCATCATGAAAGGTGACAAGTTCCTCGACGTAGCGGAGGCATACATTACAAATGTTCAGCCAGGGGAAACCGCCGGAGAACAGGCAACCTATTCCGCAACACCAGAGAACAATGAAGCTGATCGCGCTATTTGCAGACCAGCAATTGGCTTGTAGGCTAGTCCCATAGTGCAATCAGCGGTTGGTTTTGATCTGTTCGCAAAGCATCGGGAAGATGAATTTTTGTACCAATTGGCAACCGATGCGGCAGCGCCGCCAGCCCTGGGTTAGCTTCCAAAACCCGCTCGACATAGCCGCTTTCGTCGCCATAGACCTTACGGCAGATAGCATCAACCATTTCGCCTTGTATCGTTGTATAAACACGCCTCATGGCATCACCCGAATAGTGACTGAATAACTGAAATCGGCGAAAAGCTGCCACCGCTGTAGCGCTTGAGCTGGATGCGAAAAACATCCATTCGCGGCTGTCCTAGCGTAGTATGATACGACTGATCTTCACTAATACCTTCGATCACATGCATACCGTAGACATTCCCGGCTAGTGTAATAAGCGGCAATACAGTTCCGGCAACAGCCGCCCCGCGAAGGCCTTCAAGGACAGCCAATCCGCCGAACTCATGCGGGAACAACACTCCTTCAATTGTAGTGCGATCATCGTCGCCGCCTGTCCATTGGAGGCGGTTCAACCCGCCTACAGTGTTGATGTCGGCCCAACGGGTGGAAAGGTCACGCTTCAATCCCCGGTAACCGAACCGAAGGGAATGAAACATGAAAGGCCCTAAGCACATCGGAATTGCCATTACATTCCCCCGTCGGAATATGCTCCGCCAGACGCCGCACGGAATTGAGCTGCGACTGCTTGTGCTGTCTGAGATGCGATCTGTTCCGGAGAAGCGCCGGTCTGCACGGTCATATGAACCGTCACCACAGGAGCAGGCTGCGGATTGGTAACCCGCACATCTTGCGTTCCACTCGGCATGGTCTGTACCGGCGTAGCAACTGAAACAGATGGCGTCCCAACCAACGAAACATCAGCCGGCCCCTTTGCCCCTGCAATGCCAGCAGTAGGAGACGGCGCGGTCAATGCGTTCCACAGCGCACCGAAACTAAACGGCTGGGACGCGTTTTGCGCGGGCTGATTTGGCAGAGGCGCGGCTGGTAACACTTGCCCCGTACCAGTACCTGCTTTGGCCCTTTGTTCGTTGGACTTCTGTACGAAAAATTCCGGGTTAATGTAGCGAGGATCGGACGGACCTTTTGCTTCAAGCCCCTTGTAGAGACCATAGGCCATAAGCCCCCATATGCCACCACGGGCCACCATACCCCCGGTGCCACCGCCAGCACCAAGAATTCGGCTCAACCATCCAGCACCAGCACCACCAGCAGCTGCAGCGCCACCGCCAACCGCTGTAGAAGCGGCACCAGCCGCCGCCGTTCCTGCGATCAGGTTTCGCAGGTTTAGGAGCGGACCGGAAACCGCCAACAAACCACCAGCAATCATAGCCCAGTCAACCATTGAAAGTTTGGCCAGATTATCCGCGAACTCACCAATGCTGTTAGCACCCTTGACGGCATCAATCAGCGTGATAGCTGCGGAAGATACAAGGGCGATCTTCCCAAATGGGGACATAGCTAAACGGGTGATACCGCGCCCCAAAGTCAGCATCGCTGCGCCGGTAGCGGCAATGCCGAGTGCACTTATCACGGTCGCAGAACCAGACATCTTGCTGAGAGCTTCCGAGATATTCCCGGCAGCGCCTAACAGATCCCCTTCCCCAATATCTTTGGCGAAGGCTTTCAGGTCTAGACCGATCTTGCGGAAATTGTTCGAGAGCTTGGCCAGATCAATCATGCGCTGATCGACCTGCGTGCCGTCGCCTTCAAAGGCCTTGCCAAACAGAAGATCACCGAGATCATTGATTAGCTGGCGTGTTCCGCCCTCGCCCCCATAACCGAAACCGCTCATCAAGCCCTTGACGGCCATTTCGATCTTGTCGATGACGCCCACACGTTTATCCAGCGTGTCCAGCACATCGCCGATACCAAGGCTCATATCCTTGATCGTCGGCAACCAGCTGTCACCAACGCCGATGCCATAAGCTTTGATCTTGTTTCCGAGCAGCTGCAAGGCGTTCGCGGTCGTTTCAGCGCGAACCATATATTCCTGAAATGCGGATCCGCTGTAGTTCGACTCAGTGCCGATCATCGCAAGCTCGCGACGCAGCTCTTTCGTATCGGCAATGATGGGCATGAGCGCTCGCGCCTCATCACCGAACAAGGCAGAAGCGATGCTGATATGCTGATCTTTCGGTAGCTGCTGGATCCGCTCGATCACGTTCAACGTGGTCTTGAGCGCATCTTTCTGCATGTTCTTCGATACCTTGACGGAATCGAGGCCGAGCTTTGCAAATGCCAAACGCTGCGACTTTGTCGCCTGCTCGCCTTTCGTCAGCGCTCGCCCCATATTGCGGAACGAGGTCGCCGCAACTTCCGCCTCAGCACCTGCCGAAATCATCGACGCACCGAATGCGAGTGTCTGAGTATCGGAAAAGCCGAACATCTTGCCGGTCGCAGCAACCCGCTTGTCAAACTCGACGAGGTCGCGAGCAGCCGAAGCGGTATTGTTCGCAAGGTGATTGATGGCGTCAGCGTGCAAACCGATCTGGTCGACGTTGAAACCAAGCTGGGTCTTGATCTTTGCCAATGCGTCGCCAGTTTCGCCCTGCGACGTATCCCACGCCACGCTGACCTTTGCCGCCATTTCCGAGAACTTTGTCAGTTCCTGCAAGGCAACGCCGGACTGACCGGCAGCAGCATAGATCGAGGCAAGCCCATCGGCAGTTACCGGGAGTTCCTTCGATAGTCCGAGGATCTCGGATCGAACGACGGACAATTGCGCAGGCGTGCCGTCGACGACCTTGCGGACATCGGCGAACGCTTCCTCGAATTTCATGGCAGCACCGACGGTGCCGCCGATGCCTTCACGAACGCCGACATAGCCTGCACCAATGGCGACAAGATTGCGAGCCAGCGCCCCGACGGAAAAGCCGCCGCCCGCCCCCATGATCGCGGACGTGGTTCTGCTGGCGCGACGGTTGAGACCGTCGAGCGCAGCAGCAACACCGCGAGCGGGCCCGGTGATCTGATCGACAAGCGAAACAACAAGCTTGGAACTCAGGACAGCCATTATTTTCTCTTTGCTTTCATCAGATCGACGGCATCGTCACGCCACAGCAAGACTTCCTGCGGCGTCATTTCCATGAATGTCGATATCGGGGTGTAAAGGTTCTGGCTAAGCCAGATGGTCAGGCGTCGCCATCCGAGCTTGCCTCGATCAAGAAAGGGGTGACGATCTTGCTGCACCTCTTGTAATCGCCGAGGGAGAATTGTGCGATTTCTGGCTGAGTTGCGCCGGAGAGCTGTGCAATCATCAGTGTCAGCACGGCATTATTGCCGCCGCCATTTGCAACACTTTCAACCGTGATGAGATCCGCGACCTTCGGTTCGCGAATTGTGATTTCATCCGTCTCGACACCAGCAATCTTGTAGGTCGTCGAGAGCTTTACTTTTACGGGTTCAGGCATTTTCGATCCTTGTCGAACTGGTGAGCGTTACGCGAGAAGCGCGCTGCGAATGGATTGAGTGCGCGACGTTCCGCCGATGGAAACATCAAACGGCGTCATTTCGATCAGGTTCGCCCCTTCGACTTCCAGCTTGTAATAGCGAAGCGTGATCGAGAAATCGTTCTCGGCCATGTCACCCGGCTTCCAGGCGCCGTGATCGTTCTTGATGAGTCGACCGCGAATATAGGCCGTTGCGTTGACGACGGTGCCATCCTCGTGCACAAGCGCACCGGTCACCATGAACTCGCGCTCGGAACCGACTTCCAGGCCGAACAACGTGATAACCTGAGGATCAAAGCCAGAGAGCTTGAAACTTGCCTCCAGTTTTTCATAACCCATCGGGACATCAATCGGCAGCACCATACCGGCGTTGCGCAGTTCCTCGACCTTTTCCGTCGGCACCGGCAGCGTGATCTCGCTTGCCTGCCCGATCTTCGATACGCGGTCTGCAAAAATGGTGCAGTTCCGCAGGATATAACGCGGCATGTCAGACATGAGCCTAACCCCTTAATGACGTTGAATTGTAAGAGCTGGAGTGGGAGTGGGCTGGCGCTTAGCCAGCCGATCCGGAAGTGATTTCCTGCGCAACCTGGTTGAGCAGCAGTGTATAGCTCGCGATATTGCGATAAGCCGTAATACGGATATCAACCATCGGTGCAGGCGGTTCGAACTTCACACCAAGCTTGATGATGCCTTGCGCCATATCGTTGTCGGTGTTCGTATCCAACAGCCAGCAATCATGGCCAGGCAGAATTGCGCCTTCGGCTTCCATCTGCCGAAGGAAAGCGCGCCCGCCCTCGACCATGAATTTCAGATTGGCGCGGGAGAACGGCTTGTCGACAAATTCAAGATAGGCCTTTTCCAGCGCTTCATTGATCGCGTCAGCCGTGCGGCGAACCGGGATAAACTGCCAGAGCAATTCTGCGGCGCAGGTCCAGACACCCCAGAGCCGGAAGCCGGTATTATCGATATTAACAATCGTGTTGATCCAGTTTTCATTGAGGTAGTTCGACTGGTCGCCATATTCGATAGGACGATTGACACCGACAATACCGGAGATCCCGACATTCGAACCGGACCACCAGAAGCCTTGCTCCAGATCCATTTTTGCCTGCTTGGCGGCGAAGATCGGCGAGGATGGGGCCGGAACGTTGGCATCAAGTTCCGTGTCGTACTTCAAGACTTTCGGATCGCAAATCGCGATGCGCCCCGAATTGATCAGCCCACGGTACTGCACTGCAGCCTGATCGGTCGTGTCCGGCCCGTCGACATAAGCAACGGCTTTCAGCTTTTCCGCTACACCCATCAGCTCGGCAACAACCGGGTTCATAACAGAACCGATATTGGCGGTTGCGGTTGCGTCCTTGGATCCAGCCTTGCCAGTGATCGTAACCGTCGGCGTCCCGGTATAGCCATAACCAGCCTTGCGAACGATGACCGCGGTGATTGCGCCTTCGGCAACAACAGCCTCAGCGACTGCACCGGATCCTGTCCCTGTGACCGCGACGGTCGTCGTGTCAGCATCATAACCGGTTCCGCCTGCGGTCACATTGATCGAGGCAATGCCGTCGGCTGGTGAGGTCTGAGTGAAGCCAGGAGCAATAAGCAACTTAGGCTTATAAAGCCCGTCGGACGATGCGCGCCGGAATGCATGGACACCGGTAAAGGCGGTCTGGTCGCCGATCAGGTTCGACCAGGTTTCCGCCGTCGTCTCGCCTTCCTCAACACGAACCACAATGATCGGACAGCCGACCTGGTCGAAAATGCTGTCGATAGCGTTTTTCAGCGTACCGGCATTGCCGAGCGTTGCAGCGTCCTGCGGGCGCAGGATCTGCACCGGCTTATTCAATGGGAACGAAAGTACGTCCGCATTCGGCGCAGTGCCGATAAGCCCGATGACGGCAGTGCGCGCCATGCGTACCAGAAGCGGGGTTTCGGCACTTTCGAATACACGCGTGCCATGGTGAAAGGACACAGATGCCATAGCGGCACTCCTTGGATTGAGACCTCAGCGGGTCAGGTTTTCAGGAAAAATCAGAGCGCCGGTTGCGGCCACTCAATCGCATTGACAATGGCTCGCGCAGCCGCCTCATCTGCCGCAGCATCGATATCGCGTTTGGCTCCCAACCGGATGCCTTCTATCGCGGCACCGATCAACTGCCATTGCGCAAAAGCAGCAAGAACGATATCGGCCATGTCCGCAAGCGTGGATGCCGTGATACCAACTTCGGACATCAACAGCGGATAATCGGCTGGCTGCGGATCTGTTGCATCTTTGAATGCCTGCGCTTCCGCAACCTTTTGCTGGTACGTCATCACCTGACCATCGCCCGGCGTAATATACTTCAAGCGTTCAGCTTCTGCCGCCTGATCAATACTGGTTTTCAACGCGGCCTTTATGGCATCCAAAGTGAGTGAAGGATCCATATCCCCGACCAGGATCCCTAGCTCGTCGAGCGTCCGGAGGGCATCTACATGGGATGGATGCAGCGGCGGAATTAATCCGCCACTTCTTTCGCTGTTCCAATGCAGCGCGCCGTCATTATCAATCCACGCGGCTTTGGCTTGAGTTATATCCATATCAAGTCTCCTAGAAATCCGCGTCGAGTGTGATTTCGTATTCCAGCACAACATCGCCGGCTGCGACGGATTGGCAGGTAATCTGCACTCCAGACGCATAAGATGCGGCGGCTGCAATGTTTTTCACATTGGCTTGGCTGGAAACGTTCCAACCGATTTGCGGTGCCTGCATCATCTCGTTTCGAGCCATGACCAAGTCGCTGAAATACTGGTTCGCCGCAGTCGCCGTGAAGGTAACGCGGCGCTTAAGCCGCTGGAAATACCGATCAAGGATCATGCTTTCGATGTAAGGCTGATGGGGCGCATAAAGGGTCGGCTTTTTTCCGCGCTCGCATTTCAACCGCCCAATCTTTATGGCGGTCACGGCCACAATCGTGATTTCCAAGTTTGGACCGATTGGCGATGTGGAGAAGTCGAACACGCAGTACTTTCGACCGGACTGAACATCGGTTTTGTCAAGACGAATTGTGGTTGGGGCAAGAAGCGAACCAGCAAAGGTGATATCGACGGTCCCCTCTGTAACTAGAGCCGACAGCACGCCTGCATCAAAATTCGGTGCTTCAAGAATAGTCTTGATCTTCGCCCCGGCAGGCAGGGTCAGAAGCGGTTGACTCAAACTATTCACTTCCCAAGTGGCTGTGATCGCCTGTCCGGTGACGTTCTTCCAGTGATCGAACCAATAGCTATTTGATGCCCATGTGAAATTCTGGCGTGACCACCCCGGAAAGCGCCGTGAATGTGTGAACCACGAATTAAAGATAAGATTGTCGAGGCCTGCGGGCGGAACAACAGCCTGTCGCAAACCTGACGGCGTCAAGGCTCCCTTGTCGTCATCAAAATCCATGGGATCGGCAGCGAGCTTTATGAGGCCAGAAAATGTCTTGCTCGCAGCAAGCTCGACATAGACGCCATTAATCCGAACAAACACCCGACCGTCAGGCAAACCGATACCGTGACCATCGTCGGGCGCCATGATCGCCCAGCCAGCTGCGGTGTATTCTGCAATTTTGCCCGATTGCCCCGCCCAAGCCCCGGTAGCTCCAGCCGGGATTATATAAACCGCCCCCACAGTCGGTGAAGTCGGTGGCGCTGTTGTCACCATTGATATGACAGGCAACCAAGGCAAACGTGAAAGTCGCTGCACCGAAACCTTAAACGCCGGATCGACGATAATCGTTATATTGGCGATGTTCGAGAAGGCGACTTCAAGCCGAATTGTTCCTTCGACTGTTTGTCCACTCGACGGAATTGGCTTGCTGATCGGAGGATCGTAGCGCGCAATGGCAATGAGATCGCCATCCTGATCAATCAACCCCGCCTCGCGAATGGTATACGGACCTTCATCAGCCTCAAGAAAGATATCAAAGTAGGCGACATTCGAGGCACCGACGACAGTTCCGTGTCCTGAAATCGCCTTCCGAGCGACCTCGTGATAAAGTGCGGTCTCACCGCCCGACGGTACAGTTGTGCCGTCACCGATGGCGATATGGGTGATAACGACCGCAGTACCATTAGCGATAGCCGCAGCCTCTTTTGCGCGGCCAAGGTTCGTCATCAATGCGAACGTGTTTTGAGCCATATTCCTAAACCTTGTAGTGAGCCGTCACCGACAGGAACGCACAGGGCGCTACGGCGACATAACCGGTCGCCCTGAGTACGGGCGGTTCAAATGCAAATGGATGGGCAATAGCTGCCAGACTGGTTCTCATAAATGCGCCGACATAGAGAGAACCGCGAGCCTGCACGACTGCGCGCGTGGCAAACACACGAGACTTTGGTTTCGCCGCATCAACTGATGCAATTGCCGCCGCCTGTGTCTCCAGATCAAAAACCGGACTGCCATTTCGATAGAGGATTTCCACACGGAATGTTCCGCGCCTCGAACCATCCTCCCACCATTCGACAATGCGCGTTTCCAGCTCAAATGCCGCAAGCGCCCGCTCGACAGCACCACGCGTGCCCTTGAGACGATGCACCATTGGCGAGGCGGCAATAACCCTGCGCTGCTGCGCTTCTGGCCAGTCTGCAGACCACACATCGACAGACACCCCCATCGCCAGGTATGGCAGCAGCACTTTAGGACAGGTGGCGGGGTTCCAGATCGTCGCAATGACGGTGGGATCAACCGTCGCAATCCGTGCCAGTTCAGCAGCGAGCAATGCGACAGTGAGTGGCGAAGAACGAGCAGGAAGAATGGAGCGTGCGAGATCTGCAACGGCGTCAATTGATTCTGCTGGCGTCATTGCCACGATCCTTGCGTTTGAACCGTATTGACCGTGACTGTCCCGACTTGTCCGACACCTTTCGAACCCGGCTCAATATCAGCAGCTGGCGAAACGACTTCGACAGTGACATTGTCATCAACCGCCGCGCGACCGCCGATAACTTCACGCTGCACAGCCAATCCGATACGACGACGAGACGCTGCATATGCAGTCAGCCGCTTTTTCGCTTCCGCTGCCATAGCCGACACATCGACACCCGGCGCATAATAAAGAGTAACCTCGATATCGTAGTCCGTGACCGTTGCCGGTTCGATACGAACATTGTCGCCTATTGGCCGCACATCCTTTGGGGTTACGGCTTGAAAAGCCCGGTTCAACAATGGCTGGTCAGCGGGTCCATAGGTAACCGTCGGAAGGATCACGACGAGGATTTCTGGCGCAAGCACCGGATCGCCGGTAGCCCGACCGGAAAAAGGGTTTGGGATCAGGCCCATTGAATAGGCGTCTGCATGAAGCCCGTTCGTATAGGTCGCAGCATCTTCCTCGGAATAGACCGCGACATCGGCGATATCCCGCTTTCCATCCAGCTCCAGCGCATGAAAGGCATATGCACCTTCCGGCCCTGCTGTTGAAAACGCTTCAAAGGCGAGCAGGATGCGGGCACGGAAAGTGTCGTCGAGTTCGACCCACTTCCCCAGAACCGGATCCCATTGCGAATTTTCCGGCTGATCGTTTTCGGCATTGTCGTAGACAAGGCGCGAGATCCCGGCATAGGTCGCTGCGATATGGTCAAGGTCGCCGCCGATGGCCGTCGCAAGTGACAGGGCGCGGATTGCTTCATTAACCCGCTGGCGAAACTTCATTTCCTGATAGCCGCCGCCTTCCGAAAAGGCGATAACCATGGGGTCGGTTTCAAGTTTCTCAACATCGTAAGAAACGCCGAACCGCTCCAGCGCGGCAATCAGGTATTCGTCGCGTGAGCTTTTGATTTCCTCAAAATCAACAGCGACGACGCTTGGAACATCGCCAAGGTCAGCCAGGTTCGGCGCAACAAAGCGGCTCATGACATAGTCCTTGCTATTGTGATGTTCGTGGAGGTCTCGCCTTCGGTCACTGAAAAATCGCCCTTGTGACCGTTCGGGTAATAGACACCCCGAATCTGGAGATCGATGACGCCCTGTTCATTCAGATCGCCTATGTTTATGCCAGTTACCGCAAAGCGCGGTTCCCATTTCGCAATGGCCATGGCGCAGGCTGAATAGATGCCGAGAATGACGCGGTCATTCATCGGTCTATCGATCAGGCCCATCAGCTCGGAACCGAAGTCCCGACGCATCACGCGAGATCCAACCGGCGTTGTCAGAATGACCTCAATCGACTGCCGAACATGGTCAAAGCCCGCCAGCAGTGAACCATCCACATTCGAAAAGCCGAGGGATGACATGGCCTATTCCTTGACCGGGCGCACAGCCTTTTGCCGTTCAGACGGCTTTTCCAGCTGATGACCGTAGGGAGCCATAAACTGTTTGGCGACGGCATCCGGCATTTCCTGCTCGGCAGCTTTGGCTATGTAATAGGTGCCGCCGTAAAAGCCGCTTTCCTTCACGATGACTTTCATCGCCTTTTCTCCTTTGGTCAGTCGCACGACCACTTGGTCGCGCCAGAAATGAGACTTGCGCCACAACCCGTCGTGTCGCCGGTTCGCGCCACGGGATCGCCTTCGCAGATGAATTTCGAAGATCCCGACACAATCGGCGTGACGCCGTGACCGGGGATGGGGCAGGAATGCAAATCGCCTTTTCTGGCGATGAGCTTTCCCTCGCAGATCCACTTGTCGGATGACGAAATTACGGTGCCGCCATGACTGGAGGTATCACCGAGACGAACGATCAGTGGCATCAGGCAAGGTTTCCGTTGGATGCTGTAAAAGTGATGTTCGCCGCATCAATCGTGACAGTGTCGTCGCTGATGAAAAAGCGGACACCGCCTTTGACAATCACCGCATCCGGCCCGTCGTGCGGGCGCGGATTTGCATTCGAGTGCGTCGAGAAATCAATGACCGCATCCGTAAGATCGCCACTTTCCGACATGACGTCGACCTGCTGTCCGACCGTTGGCGGGATATGGGTCGATATCCCGCCCGCTGCGATTTCCTTCCACGGGATCCAGCCGGTTCGGAACGGTTGATCGCCGCCCTCGATTTTGACGCGGGCGACGCCCTTCCCATGATCGATTTCATCAATAACGCCGGTTCGACGATGATTGGCCAGACGACGCTCGACCTCGAACAGTCGGCGCTGCAGTTCGACGAGGATATCAGCGAGATTGTCAGCCATCAGATTTTCTCGAAATCGATCCGCGTTATGTCTGGTTCTGTCGCTTCCGCTGCGAGCGGAGGCATATCGCAAAGCGCCCTCGCCTCATCCAGCGTGAAACCAAACCGCCGACGTTGCTCTATGGAGTTAAGCTGGGTGACGGCCAAGCCCATCAGTTCTTGCAGTTTCTGCAAATATGGATGCTGGACCGCTTCCATCTGATCGAGCAGTTTCTGCCATACAGAGGTCGCCGCAACCGGCTCGCCGAAAACCGGATCCGGCAACAAATCACAGGTGATGCTTTGCTGATGCGCCGCCATACGGGTGCCGGTTTCGGCATCAGCCGTTCGCCTGCGCTCGACCTTCACGATATCGCGAACAAGCGTCCGCCAAATCTCTGCCCATGGATTGCCGGGATCCATCAAGGCGGCGATTGATTGCCTATCGACAACATCGAGAAACAATTCGAAGGCAGAGTCCGTTGCGGGTATTCCCGGAATGATCGTGCTTTCACCTGTCTCCTGATTGGTTTCGACCATCGACGCTGCGACGCCAGTTTCAATCAAAAGTTCAGTAAGCCCGTTCTGCCAGAGGCGTCGCGCACCGCTCAGATCTTCCGCCTTCGATCCGTCGGTATAGACCGAGATAAAGGGTTTCTCCTGATCGGTGCGAAGGCTACCGTCCGCGCCGACATCAATCGATCCAATTTCACTGTCGAGAACATTGGAACCGACCGAGGTCGCACCGTTGAGTGCACCGATTGTCGCGATACGCAGTGCAATTCGACCTATAGACATCAGACCTGCCCCAATTTCACGACGATGAGATTGCTATAGCGATCCGATACTGCGGCGACTTCAAACCAGGGCTTTCCCGCCCGATCATTCGCACGGACCTTGTCGCCAACCTTCGGATCAGGACCGGAATAGGTTGAACGATCCAGAAACAGTTCAGCCTCACCAAGCGACAGGCGAGATCGATACGTCCCGGTAGGACCGGGAGCGCGCGAGTCATCCCCACCGACATGCAGGAGAGCGATAATCTCGACCGTTGGCCGATCAGGATCGGCGACCTGCTGTTTCATGAAAGACAGGCGAACCGACTCGCCATAGCTACGGGCCATCTTTTGATCGACCATAGCTTCCAGTTTTCGCCAGTTCGCCATGTCGCTATACCGAAAGACGCACCGCGCCGAAGTCGGACGGGTTCGCCGCCGCCTCGGTAGCGTGACCGATGAAGGTATTGCCGGATGCTGCCGTCGACAGGTTTTTGTCGGCGACAACGTAATAGACCTTGGCACCCACGGCCCACGCTTGCGCGGCAACCTTCGGCAAGGCAAAGACGCCCTTGGTTGCGATTTCAACATCTTCGCCAGCTTTTGCCGAGAACTGGGCAACGCCGAACAGATCGCCGACAACGACCAGATCGCCAGACTTCACGTCAGTTGGAGCCGGAACGGTGACGCTGTCACCTGGCTGAATATAGTTTTTCATGGGAGTTTTTCCTTATGAAGGATCAGAACGGAAAGGACGGCGGGTCACAATGACCCGCTCGCTGTCGATCAGGCTCCGGCGTTTTTGTAGCCAAAGCGATAGTCGGTCGCGCCACAACCGAAGTCGTGTTCAACGGACATGCTGAAACCCTGGCGCCCGAAAGGCTCATCCATGCGCACGCGCGGTGCCTCGTAGCCTTCCAGATAACCCCAGCGATAATTCGAGCCTGCGGAAGGCTCGCCAAACAGATGCCAGGCATTATCTTTGATCTGGCTCGTTTCAATCAGCTCGAACTTGCCGGAGAAGATATTGACGGTCGAAACCGTTGCGGGAGTGATGGAGGCAAGAAGCTTTTCCGCTTCTGTCAACTTGTCTGGACCGACCAGCATGATGCGAGCAGCATTCGACAGCAACGGATTGCCATCCAGGCTCTTTTGCTTGCTCATCGCCTTTCGGCCATCACCGACACTGTCGACGGTAATTGCGGATGGCGTACCGGCAAGGTTCTTGTGATCCGCGTGGAATACCGGCTTTCCGTCAGCGAGGTTTCCATTAAAGGCGCTCGCATAGAAAGTCACTTCCTCAAACAGCGCGACAGATGCACCATAGCTGGTAAGAAGATCAGAGATTGCACCGAGATCATCATTAATCAGCATCTGCCGACTGACATTCAGTGCGATAGCGTAGCTGAACGCCTGCACCTGTTCCTTGCCTTCACCAAACGAGCCGTACTTGATCTCGCCGTTTTCCAGCACCTTTTTCAGGAGTGGGAAATCGCCGACCTTCACTGTGGTGTCGGGACGGAAGTCACGGAAGTTTCGCTGGCGCGCAAATCGGCGGAACGTCGGCTGGGCAAGCGCATAACGCTGTTCCAGAGTCCGGTTGACGGCACCTTCGAAGATTGCCGGGAAATCCGAGGTCGAATGCGAAGCGCGCGTAAACACATCGTCGATGTCACGGGCATTCATCATGCGGCGACCGCGATAATTGACGCTCTCTGCGGCCAGATCCACAAGGCCCATTCCCATATACTGGCGAGCGGCAGCGGACGGACCAGCCTGCGGCGTCGGGGCACCGAGGCCGTATGCCAGCGCCTCGATCTGGGCTGAGCGACGAGTGACCGCTTCATCGTGAACCACATCGACACGCACACGGCTGTCGGTTGGACTCTGGCGCTCATTCGAGACCATGTGACCAAGAAGCAGGCTGCGGAACTGCTCGACCGGCGTGCCAGAGCGAACATGTTCGCGACCGAGATCAGGAAAACCGGAACGGGTAGCCAGATCCTCAATAATGCTGGAACGCTCACGCTCGGCACTCACCGCCTCATCGACTGCGGCTCGAACGGACGGATCAACAGTCGGCGCGTTGCGTTGTTCGTTTTCCATCCGGGTAATATCCGCCCGGACCTGATCGGCTTCGGCCAGAATAGCCGTATGTTCCTGCTCGATTGCCCGAACAGCATCTTCATCGAGATCATCGGTAATACGAGCGCGAGTAGCTTCCGCACGGCCAGTAATCTCTTTCAGCTTCGAACGCAGGCCCAGCAAGGCAACGTTGGCACCGATCAGGTGCATTCCGTCAGGCTGTACGAAAGCACGATAATCGAGGGATGCTGCATGCGATGGATCTGCGGCGAACAACGCCATAGCCAGACCGACGCAGACAAATGCGGCGACGGTCGCGAAAATGTAAGCACCCTTTTTCATGGTGTGCGTTTCCTTCTATGTACCGGGCAAAACAAGCGCCGTCGCCCTGCAACCCCGGAGAATTGCAGGCGGCAAACTGGAATTTGATGATTGCTGGATTAGGCGAGGCGGCGGACGGCTTCGGCCATTCTCATCCGGGCTGAGGCCGCAAACGTCGAGACCGGTTTACGGTCGATCATGAGCGGGAACGTATCTGCGTGATTGCGAACCTGAGCGCCGGGATCTGCCGGAACCGTTACAAACGAAATTTCATTCGGCGTCCAACGCTCGACGAACACCTTTTCGACATCGCCCTTTTTCTGGGCTTCCTCGATACGGATCTTGTCGATGGAATAGCCGACAGACACGTTCTTGATAATGCCATCGGAGACCAAGCCGAACATGCGGTCGGCGCGCTCGTCGATCCCGGCTTTTGGAAACCGGATCTTTGCTTTACCTTCACCGCCATCAACCCACGCCCGTTCGACAACCGCGACCTGCGAAAAGGTCGACCAGACAGAATGACTATCCAGAACCGGCGCACCTGCATTCATCCGCGATAGGTCAATTGCTTTATCGCTGACAAGCAGGATCTCGTCGAACGGGACAACCGTATCCCAGCCAACATAACGGCGACGGCGAACAGTTGCGCCGGTAGTCCATACCAGATCCAGCGTGCGCGTTTCAGCATCGACACCGGAAGGCAACAGCCGGACTTCCTGCATCTGCATCGGCAGACTGTCCGGCATTTTGCGCAGGTTAAGTTTCGTCATCGTTTTCGTCCTTCTCAGGAGGATCATCAGTATCAACGGGTTGTTGAACCTGACCGGCCTGCGATATGCGGCGCGGGTCGCTGTCGAGGATAATGCCGCGCTTGTCGAGCTTGGCATTGTCCGACTGGATTTCGTCCAGAACGTCATCCGTGTTCTCGCCTGTTTCGGCAATTGCCGATGAGAGCGAGCGGAAACCGGCCCGAACCTCCTTGATCCTCGCGTTCACATCTTTCAGCGGGTCCGCCGAATAGAAACGCGGCGGTGACCAGTCGACCTCCACTGTCGGAGTGCTGATCTTCCCGGCCAGGTAAGCCGCTTCACAGAACCAATCCCAAATCGGCTGCAACAGCATTGGAATGATGATCTGCCATTGCAGCATTGAGATCATGCGCCGGAAGCCTTCCAGACCAATCTTGCTCGATGAGTAATTGACCTTGTCGAGCCGACCTGTCATCAGCGCGTACGGAACGCGCCAGCCAGCTGAGATCGTATGCAGCATCGAAACTTTATAAGGATCGTAGCTGTCGGTTACGGCAGGCTGAGAGAATTTCATATCTCGACCGCCAACTGCATTGTAGAACATGCCCGGCGTGAACTTTTCGACACGCTGGCCGTGCACATTGTAAATGCCCGGTGTTGTCGCCTCGCCATCCTTGCCGGTCAGCGGCAACCCTATGGTGTCGTCAATGTCACCGCCGGTCATCACACCGACAATGCAGGACTCAAGGCGCTTTCTGACAAGCTCTGACTGCTCATACTCGGCAAGGTCGAATGTATCGTCCATTGCTGGCGTCCCCCATGGAACGCCCCTGACCTGCGTGCGCTGTTTTTCGAAGACATGCGCAATATCAGCTGCCGGGACAGGCTTCGAAACTATGGTCGATTGCGGGTCAAAAAAGCTGTTTCCGGGGTGAGATCCGAACATCCAGTAGGCGCGCTTACGGCCTATCGCATCGAACTCGATCCCCTGAATTGCCTTACCGCCGCCAGACAACACCCCTTCCTTGGTACTATCGAGCAGATCCGATTCAATCACCTGCAATTGCAATGGCACAGGAAGACCATCGTCCAGCCTACGGCGGCGGCGGCGTACTATGCCGTCGCCGCTCTCAAACATTTCCCGAACTGTCAGGGCAACGATGCCGTTGAAGTCGAGATCGCCATCAGCATCGCAAACCTTGCTCCATTCGTGAAAGAGTTTGATTGCTTCCTTGTTTTTTGAGCGCGGGATAATTCCGTCGCCGATGGCATGGCTGACCAGCTCGGAGACAGCTTTGGCCGCATAAGGATTGTTGCGTACCAGATCCCGCATACGGTCGCGAAGCTTGCGACCGGCGCGAGCGATCTCGGCATCTGCCGAAGTCGATTTCGCGCGACGACCTGATTTCAGGCGATTTGTTTCCGCACCGGAATAGCTGCGCTGGACAATTTCCATTGCAGCGCGGTGACGGACACGACGCAACCCCGCCTCCGGCGACACATAGCCGATGGCCTTATCAAGAATGTTCCCGATGCCCATTAGTCTAACGCCGCCAGAATGGTGCGAGGGCCGCGCGATTTACGGGCCCGAAGATCCGCAAGCGTTTCCCGCATGTCTTTCAAGGAATGATATTCCACCTCACGGCGGGTGCCGCCTGAGTGGAAGATGACCTTTTTTGCGCCGGTCAGAATAGCTTCCTCTAGCGCTGCGATCTGATCGTCTATTGACGCCATGATTATAACCACTCCGAAGGTGCGATCTGTGGAAGGGATGAGACAGGTTTGATTTCCGGTGGCGTCGACAACTCACCCTCACGGTGCGCCCAGTTCGCATTCACCATCTGGCGAGCGGCGAAGGCATAAACCGTGCAGTCGAGAGCTTCGTGTCGTCGCCCTGGCACCGGAACGAATTGCCGGACCGTTTGTCCGCGCGAATATTTGACTACCAGTTGCTCACCTACGAGCTGTTCAAACCAGACATCCGGCAGCGATTTCGAGAAGCGCATGGATCCGGCGCGCGCCAGCCGACCGAAAATATGGCTCTTGATGCCGTCGACACCGACGATGAACAGCTTTCCACCCTTGACGGTGGACTTGGATTTCTCAATCCAGGGCCGGTTGCCGCCCACACCCTTGATCGCAAACACGCGCCTGCGGAACCGTGGGAAAGCATAACGATAGACAGTTTCCATCGTTTCGCCGTCCGAGCTATCGATGCAGGTGGCATCGACCTTGATCTTGCCGCCGAGCGGATGATCCCATTGAGTGCCGAGCGCAACATCCAATTCAGACCAGGTCGTGTGATCGTCGTATCGACCCCAGATCACCTCATGTCCGAGGGCGTAAGGAATCCCCTCTTTGTCCCAACCTATGAAGGTGATTTCCAACCGATCATCCTGCACGTCAACGCCTGCGGTGATGATGAGAACCTGAACAGGAATGCCCGTCGTGGCCGTCGCATCGTCATCGTCTGGAGTTTCCGCAACCAGGCTGAAATCTTCGGCGCGGCTTGCAAGCTCGATATCATCCAGCTCGTCGGTGTTTTCCTTCCAGCCTTGCGCGAGGATCGTGTTGATGAACGTTTGAAGCTTCGACGGATCATTCTTCGCGCCGACAAACTCTTTCGCCAATCGCCCCCATGACGCATTCGGTAGTAGGGAAATCAGGGCGTTCATCCGAAACCCTGCATGGTCCTTGACTTCCGGCTTCAATGCCCGCCAGCGACCATTCGCAACCATGCCGGGCTTGTGGCGCTCATCGATAACCGAGCCGCACTCCCGGCAAACATAATAGGCTTTCTCCGGCTCACCTTCCGGCCACTGAATGTCTGACCACTGGATCTCGTGGAAGTGTCCGCACTCAGGGCAAGGCACCTCATAAATTCGCTTGTCCGACTGCTCATAGGATTGCAGCACATGGCTGGTTTCCTCATAAACCGGTGTCGACCCCATTACGATCTTGCGATCCGCAAACGACAGGGTGCGGCGCTCGGCGAGCAGGATCGGCGACCCTTCCTTGGTCGCCGACATGCCGTCTGCCTCATCGATAAACAGGATGCGAACATTATGGCGGCGCAAGTTGCGCGGTGCCTTTGCCGCAATGACTTTCAGAAACCCGCCCGGAAAGCGCCGGGAAAGCAGAGTGTTTCTGCCGCCTTCATCAACATCGCCGGTCAACAATCCGTTGAGCGCTGGCGAGGCATCAAAGATCGGCTCGACATCCGAAACCATATAGTCGCGGCAGTCGGCCTCAGTCGGCAGGAGCGAAAGGATTGGTGACGGATCGTTCGAACAGAAACTGGCCATCGCGCTTGTCAGAAGCGTCGTGAAGCCGACTCGCACCGGCTTCACCAGCGTGACACGCTCAAGCGCGCTGTCGCCGATAGCGTCTGCAATCTCGCGCTGCGGCGGCCAGAGCCTCACCCGACCCGTCAGGGACGATACACCCTCCGGGAGATAAACTGTCTGCTCAATCCAATCCGAGAGCTTCAGTTTCGGTGGCGGCGTCAGGGCTTCCCACACCGCCCGCCGCAAGATCGCCAGAGCCGTCGTCATCGTCCTTTTCACCAAGCTCTGTAAGTGCCGTGCGAATTTCCTCGTCGATCAGGTCGACATCGAAAGTGGTTAGGTGGGGCAGCATCTGGCGGCATCTGGATGGAACCGCCATCATCACGTTTCGGACCCGTCGAGCTATCGAAACCCATTCGTTGCGAACCTCGGCAATAGGGACCAGTTCCTTGCGCATTGCAGCATTGCGCAATGCTGCCTGGTCGGCCTGCTCTCGCGCCAGTCTGGCGCGTTCTGTTGCGAGCGTATCGACATTGTCACCGCCTCGCCCTGCCGCGATCCCGCGCAGGTGCTCGCAATAGAGCTGGACGGACTTGCGCAGGTCGAAGCGATTCCGACCTGTCTTCACGATGATTCCACGCTCGACGTAATCGGATATTGCCCGCTTCGATACGCCCAGGATCTCTGCGAGATCCGCCGCTGTTATCTCGGCATCGTTTTCAGGCTGTTCGTCATCCTCAACAGGCTCTTGCGCCGGCAAAAGCGGCTGCGCGGCCTGATCGACGTGCTTCTTGTGCGATTTGGCAGCAAAGCTGGGGCTGACATTGAACTTTTCCGCTGCCTGCCGGACGGTATGGCCATCCTCAATGAAGGCTATGACCTGCTGGCGCAGCTCGTCTGAATACCCTTTGGCCATGTGATTCCGATTCCATTCAAAGGGCGGTGGAATCCCCCTGTAAAAATTCGCAGAGACCGAAATCCCGCAGTCGCGCTCACCCGCTTCGGTGACAGACCCGGAAAAGGACCCAATGGAGGGGGTGGGGTCGGGGTCGGTCGGTGCACTCGCCCCTCGACATGCCTACCTGTCGGGTCACTCGACCCAACGAATTGTCGCGCTTCTAGCCTCCTGTGGGAGCGCCGTGCGCGCTGGCTTCTCGCTCGCCTCCATGTCCGACACCAGAAAACGGAACATGGTCACGGCTCTGGCCGACCCAGAGCATGGTAGCGGTTCAAGGCAGTAGCTTCTTGAGCGCAGCGTCGACACGCTGTTGCAGCAAAGGTGCTGCTGTTCTCTCAAACGCCGATCTGGTTGCACCCTTGGTCATTTCCATGGGGATGAAAACGCCTGATCGGGTGTAGGTGATCTTGGTTCCAGACTTGTTCAGCCTATGGAAAGCATGACCGTAAAACTTTGGAACGTTGACGCGACCGGGAAAGCGTCCGCCTTTCAGAAATGATCCCGCGAACAACTTGCGCTGCCCGAATGGCTTTGCGGAAACGCCTGCGCGTAACTCGCGAGGCGAAAGATATTTCAGACGAATATCGCCGCCTCGCGTCACCATTTCGTAGGAAAGCTTGCCCGGTCGAGCAACGCCCGGATCCCCGACCGCTTTGACGATAGTCTTGCGAGCCAGTCCCGTTTGCTTGGTCAGGTTTCGAATAACCTGTGTCTTTGCCCGGTTGCCCACCTGATTGACGATACGCGGTAGCACCGTCGGAAAGCGCGAATTGAGAACCGCTATCCTCGACCCGAACAACGAGAGGTGCTTGTCAGCCCAGTGAGCCGTGATCGTAGCCATGATCGCAATTCCACGTCACTTGCAGGCGCTGCTGCTGAAATAGTCATCCATCGTGCAGAAATGCTTTGCGCATCCACTCAGTGCGAAGCCGACCAGCAGCAGTGCGATCAGGACAAACAGTCGATTGTCGATGGATCTGATCATTGGACCGGCCTTTCAACAAAACCGTTTATCCTTAGCACAAACGAAAAGAGCGCCAACAGGCGCTCATCGTTCGGTGAAGTCTGGACATAGCTTACGCACTGACCCTGAATCGATGTCTGCCATTCTGGCAGTCAGGGCGGGGTCCGAGCGCGACCACCTCAGGAACTAGTCCCCACGTTTTACCGTGTATCGAGGTTCACTATTCATACCGGATCATCCCGTGAGCAGATTACGCTCACAAAGGTTCGAGAATTGCAATAGGCACAGTCATAGCCACTGGCCTGCCCATAATCGAAACCTCAATCACAACCAGACCATTGCCCTTTGTTCCACCCGAAACCAGTTCTGCACGGCAACCAGCAAAAGGACCGTCGGCAACACGTGCCCATTTCACCCCGATAAACTTCCGGTGAAAATGCTCGTAATCATATTTACCATCTTCGGCTTTCGCTTTGAAAAGATATACCTTTTCGGCACTGACCAGAAATGGCGCTTCATATCCACCAAGGATCGAAACGACGTGATCGAAACTCAAAAGACCGGCAAGGCATTCGTTCAAAACTGCACAGCGTACCAGCACGTAACCATTCATGACGGGCTGCTGTTTTGCCGGAAGGACTCGATGCTGTCGACGAACCACAGGCCCCATTTTCATGGGGACAAGTACTTCGATATTTTCTTTTTCGAGCGCTTCCCGCACCGAAAGTTCGCGTCCTGACACCACCTGTAGCACCAGCCAAGGAGAATCATCGCCCACGCGATTCGCAGCCGCCGCCCTCATTCGAGCGACCCTGCGGCGCTCTGCGAGCACTTTGTCGATAGCGCAAGCCTGCTCGAATGTCGGCTGTCTGGTGATAGCATCTGCAATCTGCTTTGCGTCAATTGCCATCATTTTCACCCAATCCCCTCAGTGCGATTTCGAAACCGTTCAAACCCTCCGGCCCACCAGCCGGGAAATATGCCCACTCGGCGCTGCCGGGATCTGGGAACCATGGCCAACCCTGCTGGCTGTGGAAATCGGCCCACGCCTTCCATTCGTCGCCGCCAACGCGAACCTGCACCAGCAAATCCTTGATCGCCTGCAGGCGAGCTGGAACAAGCGCACCGCGCCCACCGGCTGCACGCTCGAAAAGCTCATTCACTGCTGGAAAGCCCTGCTTGGCCTGCTTGTCGTGCAGCAGATATTCCTCGGAATAGCGCCCGCTCTCCACCAAGCCGCGTTCGATCTGAGTAAGGCCAACAACGCGGGTGGGACCGTTCAGCAAAAGCTCATAGACCCTTGCACCCCACATCTTGCCCAAAGGTGCTGCCTGCGCAGATCCGGTCTGCTCGACCGCCGCCTTGGCTGGCAGCTTTTCCCATCGTCTTTCGCGAAGATACACGGCATAGGAGCAAACCAGCTTCCGGCCCGTCGCCTTCGCAGCTTCGACGTAACGCGCAGCCTCGTCGACTGCCGCTTGACGTTCTTCTGGCGTCAGAGACAGCCAGACGCGGAAAGCCTCAGGCTCGCTATCGGATATCGCTGTAGGCCACCCATGGAAACCACGCTTGAACGAACGCTCGACAGATTTCCGGTTTTCCCCTCCATCGTCCTCGCTCTCGCGCCCTCTCTCAGATCTACAATCAGTTTTTTCTAGATTATCAGTTATTACTAGGGGGGGATTTACCGTCGCCGGTTTTTCCGTTGACGGATTTACCGTCGACGGATTTTCAGTCTGCGGTAAAGATGCAACACTTTCAACCGTTTCGGTTGGAAACGGCTCGTCATAAATGACCAATGACAGAGCGCTGAAACGGCCACTGTCGCGCGCCTGCTCTTTCTGGGCATAACCAAGTTCGACAAGCTCAGCAATCATACGGCGGGCCTTGTCGCGCCCGCAATTGCCCTTGTTGATGATGTCGCGCAACACCACTGTCCAGTTGTCCGGCTTCGACAACAGGTAACCAAGAAGCCAGCGCGCCTCCATGGATAGGCGCGTCTCTTCAAAGACATGGTTGGGGATCGCCGCATAGCGAGCGTTGCGCACGCCGCGTCGAATGGTAGGTTCTTCAGCCATTATTCTGCGGCCTCCAGATATTGAGCGGCGGGAAGTCCGCCCCATTGATCAGCCATTGCGGCTGCTATGCCTGTGAAAAACCGGCTGCGCTCGCGCCAACGGTCAGGACCTGGCGGCATACGATGCACGCGCGCCTCCCTGCCCTCGACGATGTCGGTCGCTGTCAACGGCGGAAGGTTACGCAGCCAGAAGCAGGTGCGCTTGACCTCACCATGGCCAAATTGCCAAGGCTGGACACTTTGGGCGGGCGGCGCATAGTTTGTGATGCGCGCCTTGGCATGCTTGTGCATGACAGGGTTTTCGACACACACCCGATGAATGGGTGCGTTCCAGAACGTCGAAAACAGTTCCGCCGCTTCATCCAGTTCGCGCCAGATCTGTTCGACCGTCTTGCCACGCGGGGGCACCGTCAGCCAGCGAACGCCGGAATTGCAAAGCCGCGTGCATGGCGGATGCGCAACAATCAACAGATCCCAGCCATCATGGAGCAGATCCCGCGCATCGCCGACAATATGCCGGTTTGTCCTGTCCTCAGCAGGTAGAAGATCGCACGACCATGCATCATGTCCCGCGTCGAGGAACGCATTGCGTACGGTGCCGGAAAACTCACAAGCTACGAGAACGCGCAACGGTTTTATCGTGTCCGAATTTGTCGTCATTGCCCCACCCTCAGCCACGCCTCAAAATCGGCGCGCAAATCGCTCCACCGATCCGCTGCGGCGGCATCGCTATTCAGTTCTTTTCTTGATTTGATCCGCAGGACGGCGCGCAATGCATCTACGGCAGTATCAGCCGTCAAAGGCCCCTCAGCGCCGTGCCTTTCTTCCAGATATATCCGGAACGAAGCCTGATCACATTTCATGGCAGCTTCCGCCGCGAAGTCCTTCGAAACACGCCGCTTTTGCTGAACCGGCGCGGCCTTACGTGATGCCGCGATTGCGCGGTCGACAAGCCCCAGCAAAAACCCGACCATATCCGGCGCGTTGACCAGAAAATCGATTTCATCCGGCGTTGCTACGGGATGTAAATTCGCGATTTCGATCAATTCGCCATTACGAGTTTTAGCTTCGACAAACGTCGTGTTGTCGACACAGCAAAGCTGCCAGCGCGCGCCGTCGAGCGCCTTAAACCGATCCCGAATCTTTCGGAGTTCTATAGCCTCTGCACTCATGGCGTTGCCTGACCCGCGATGAGCAGTAACTGCCCCTCGGCATGCTTGAGGGCTGCACCTTTCAGGCTTCCCCTGTGGCGGGTCTGATGCATGGCAGCATAGAAACAAGCCAGGTATTCGGCCCCTGCCGAGAAGCCGTGCCGTTCACACGAACTTTCCAGAACCGATCTGTATTTCAACATAATGGCTATCGGGCAGAGCAAAAGGATCTCTGCGCGCTCGGCGTCTGTGCCAGCATCGTGCATTGCGCGCAGAATGGGTAACATCGTGTCACTCATGCTGCCTCGCCAAACGGTACAATGATTGCTGGATCAGCTTCGATGCAAGCACGGGCGCGCAGCGACCAGCAAATTCCACGCGTAATGTCTCGCCCGGTGGCGAGCCAGCGCAGCGAATTAATCATGCTCGCGTTCGTGGGGCGCTTTCCGGTCGGAATTGACAGCAGGTTGCACAGGTCGCGCAATTCTTCGTGC